GAGCAGTATGAAGAAGATAACAGAGGGGAATGCGAAGCCTGTGGAGCTTAATTAACTATAACGTTTTGCAACTTGGCGAACCTTGAAAGTGTACGTTTTTTCGCCAAATTGCTGTTATAAGAGGTTTTTATTTTAAAATTTAGATTATGAGTAAATTAATTAAAACAAGACAATTATTGAAATGTCTTATAGATAAAGAAAGAACTATTCAAATTGGTAGCCCTACAACTGACTTAGATATAAAAGAATGTGTAGAAGAAATGGAAAGCATAGAAATAAAATATAAAAGATTTAGAAACGCTTTTTATTTTTTAGGAGCAGTCGCATTGTTGAGGTTTGTTTTAAATCTCTTATAACAAAGAAATAAGCAAACGTTTTAATGGTGCTTATGGAATGTTATGAGTAGTAAAAAAGTAATTAATTAATAAAACAAAATGGATGAAAATTTAGAAAAATATTTTGAAGTGTGTTTTAAACATGCAAATCAAATGATATGTAAAAATGAGAAAATTGACCCAGAAACGGTAACACTTATTTTGTCATCACTTAAGGAAATAATTAAATTAAATAATAAACAACATGAGTACAATAATCAACTTATCAATCGATGTGACTAAAATCGATAAAACAAAATTAATAGATGGTAAATATTTAAACACACAGATATTTATCAATAATGAAACAAAGTACGGTAACAATGTTTCAATGTGTTATTCTCAAAGTAAAGAAGAAAGAGACAACAAGGCAAAGAAAGAATATTTTGCAAATGGTAAAGTAGTCTGGACTTCGGGAACTATTTCAGTAGCAGAGAAAGAAGATAAAGGATCTGATCTTATATTCTAAAATAAATTACTATATTTGTAATGCCAAGGTAAATGGGAGTAGTCGGTCTAGCGTGATGTTACTCCCTTTTCTAATTTAATCAATATGACAAACATTATAATAAGTCTTTTTGTAGTTTTTATAGTTCACCAAGAATTGAATTTCGGGTATTATGTAAGAAAACTAACAGGGACGAGAATAAGTAAACCAATTAAAGTATTAGACTGTTTTCCGTGTTTTAGTTTTTGGATAGCAGTAATAATAAGTTTATTCACTCATGACTATCTAACACCGTTAGCAGTCTTTTTAATAGTTAAATTTTATGATAATAAGTAAAGAAGCATATGAAAGTTTTTTAAAGGTTAAAGAACTAATTAAAAAGCCACAATTAAAATATACTAATGAACAATTTTTATTACTTTCAGAGGTATATGCAGAGATAACTAAAAAGCCTTTAACAAAAGGTTGTGCAGGTTGCCTTGAAACAGGTTTAAAGATTTTAAATAATTGGATGAATCTATTTGAAGAAGCAACTAGACTAGCGTATGAGACTCAGGAAGTGATTAAGAAAGTAAGGAAGCCAAGAAAACCAAAAGCATAAAGCAATGGGACGAGTAAAGCTTATAGAGACACCAGAAAAGCTATGGGATCTATTTACAGAGTATAAAAACGAAGTAAAAAGCAATCCAAGGGTAAAGCATGTATTTGTAGGTAAAGACGGTAGTAGTGATTACGAAAGGCTCGAAAGACCTTTGACAATGGAAGGCTTTGAATGTTTTTGCTATGATAAAGGCGTAACAGTAAGTAATTACTTTGAAGATAAGCATAATGCATACGCTGATTATTACGCTATCTGTTCACGTGTAAAGCGAGAAATACGCCACGATCAAATAGAGGGCGGCATGGTAGGACAATACAATACTTCTATTACACAACGTTTAAACGGACTTACAGACAAACAAGAAATCAAAACAATTCAAGAACAACCTTTATTCCCTGAATAATGTTCATTCGTACAACTGCAATCAATAAGATACTTCGACTTAATAAATTTGTTAGAGGTGTTCAGGGTGGAACTTCAGCAGGCAAAACGTTTGCAATCCTTCCGATATTGATTGATATGTGTGCTAAAAATCCATCCTTAGAGGTTTCAGTTGTAGCGGAGTCAATACCACATTTAAAGCGTGGTGCAATGAAGGACTTTAAGAAGATCATGATTAACACCAATAGGTATGTAGATAGTCGGTGGAATGCTTCAGATTTTAAATACAACTTTGCTAACGGATCACAAATAGAGTTTTTCTCAGCTGATAATGATGCTAAATTAAGAGGTGCAAGGCGTGACGTGTTGTATATGAATGAGTGTAATAACATGACTTTTCATGCTTACACTGAATTAGCATCAAGGACTAAACGATGTGTGTTCTTAGACTGGAATCCAACAAATGAGTTCTGGTTTCACAACGAACTAAAAGAAGATAACGACGTTGATTTTCTAATAGTAAACTACCTAGATAATGAAGCGTGTCCCGAAAGTGCTTTAAACTTTATCTTAAAAGCAAAAGAGAAAGCAGAAACGTCTGAGTTTTGGGCTAATTGGTATAAGGTTTATGGACTAGGCGAGATAGGTTCACTACAAGGTGTCGTGTTTGATAATTGGGGAGTAGTTGATACAATACCAAAAGATGCAAAGTTAGAAGGCTATGGTTGCGACTTTGGATATACAAATGATCCTACGACAATCACAGCAATATACAAGTATAATAATCAATATTACTTTGATGAGGTTATATACCAAACAGGATTAACAAACGGAGAAATAGCAAAACTATTTAAAGCAAAAGGTGGTAACATTCACGAATATATTTACGCTGATAGTGCAGAACCTAAATCAATACAAGAACTAAACAACGCTGGTTTAAACGTAATCAAAGCAGAGAAAGGAAAAGACTCTATTATGTATGGAATACAAAAGATTCAACAGGATAGGTTTTATGTAACTAAACAAAGCGTGAATTTGATTAAAGAGTTACGCTCATACACGTGGGACGTGGATAAGTCTGGAACTAAATTAAATAAACCAATAGATGCATTTAACCACTGTATCGATGGTATAAGATATTTTTTCACAACAAAAGATAAATACGATGGCTATTTTGAAGTATATTAATATTAAAGCACCAAAGACTTTAAACGATTTAAGAATTAACCATCTTAAAGCATTGACCGATGAGAAGTATCAAAAAGCAATGGATTTGGGAACTATCATTGAATTTATATGTTTAATAACAGGAGCTAAAAGAAGCGATTTAAACAAGGTTAATATCTCGGAGCTTAGAAACATTCACGAACATTGTATAGGATTGTTTAAAGACTTCCAATTAGCCAAACCAAAAGAAGAAATTACAATCAACGGAGTGACTTATTTACTAGTCGACCCTGCAAAAGTTGGCATTGGTTGGCATATAGATATAAGTAACTCAGATTTACAAAATGATCCTAGTAGATTAGCTAGTTTGATGTATATCGAAAAGGGTACAACATACGGGGAGCTTGATGAAAATCTAAACATGAAATATTCAAATCAAGAAAGAGCAAAACTCTTTGAACAGCACATGCCACTACCAGACTATCTTAACTTAGTTAGTTTTTTTTTGCGACAATCAATCGAATTAATGAGCAGCTATACGGAAAGCAAGAAGATAAGAAAGAGCCTTCTAAGGGCGGTGAGAGGTTTGTTTGGGAGAAGTTGATTCACTATCTAAGCAAAGAATACAACCAAACGTGGGAGCAAATAGTAAAATGGAATATATTTACTTTCAATCATAGGCTTAAATTTATTAACTTTACCAAACAAGAAGAGATAAAAGTAATACAACGTGAAAGACGGTGATATAGCAAGTAGTTTGAATTTTGGGAGGTCTGAAGATATTTTAAAGAATACCTCCGACAATCCCATGACTGAACTATTGTTAAGACTTACAAACGAGCTTATAGTAGATTGGCGTAAACAATTGCAAGTGCCTAATTCAAAAGGTCACAAACCATATGCAACGGGTGATTTAACTCAATCGTTTCAACCCGTAAAACTTTCTGAAAGAGAAATAGCAACTACAGCATCACAACATTGGAAGTATATAAACTATGGTGTCAATGGTACTATGGTTAATCGAGGTGCACCGACTCATGGTAAAGCCCCAAAAGGTAACCTATCGTTTTACGATGCTATTTACAAATGGATAGGAGATAAGGGAATAGTACCAGATGAAGGAATGACCCGTGAACAATTAGCTGGTGCAATAGTTAACAGTGTTAGATTAAAGGGTATTGAAGCAACTCACTTTTTTGATAAGGTCTTAACACAGCAAAGAGTTGACGAAATGGGTCAAAGAGTTAGCGACCTAGTTGGTGAAGCAATAAAAATAGTAATAAAAAAACCTAAATAAATGGCTATAACGATAACACAAAGCCCACAAAAGTACACGCCAAGTGACAACCCTATTGTCTTTGAATTTAAGCAACCTCTAACAGTTAGCAGTAATGATAAGTATAATGTTTCATTCGTGGTTAAAGCGTTTATTAACGGGGCTGAAATAGGTACTTTTGAGGTATTCCCTGAATTAGTAACGAATTTCTTTTACGGTAAAATAAATTTAAGTGACAAAGTTAGGGCGTATATTGCAAATCATTCAGTAAGTAATGCAACCGCATCCCCTGTTTTTGTTTATGATACTCAAAATTACGTTGAAACTTATATAACTATTTACGAAAAGTATTCGACTGATCCAAACGTGGAGCCAACAACGCAAGTAACAGGAGTAACCAGCATTACTGTAATACCTTTTAAAGGGTCTTTAAGTCGATCGGAGTTTAAAGTTTGGGATTATACCATTTACAAAAAGGGAGGACTAGGTAAAAAATTCTTAACGGATAAATATAACACTGATTTATTTGGAGCTACTGTTTACTCAGTAACTGAAAAGAAAGGTGGTACAACAATCTTATCATGGTTGGACAATTCAGATTTAGATACGCCTGCAAATTATTACGTGAAATTCATTTACTTACTTCCAAGTGGTAACGTAACACAAACGACAACTTTCAACACAGCTTATCAGGGTGCAGTTTCTGCATTACGTTTTAACTTAGATGAACAGCTCGATCTAGGGAATATTACACAAGCAACGTACGACAATTGTACTGGTGTGCAAATAGCAATACAAAACTTATCCAACGTGGGTATCATGGGCGTTTATGGTATTACATTTTCAGATGTTTGTTTCGATAAGGGTGCAAATATTCTTTGGTTAAATAAATACGGATCATACGATAATTTCAGATTCACATACAACTCACGTTATAAAGCTAAGATTGAAAGTAAATCTTTCAGTAAAAAACAGGGTGAATGGAATGCTTCGACTAACACATACAATGTAAATAATAACACGTTTGGTAAAATCGACTATTTAAAAACGATCACAAAACAATTAGAGCTATCCTCCGACTGGTTGGATGAGACCACACAAAATTGGTTGGTTCAATTGTACGAGAGTCCTTTGATCTATTTAAACGAAAGCACCGAAATGGAAAATGTAGTAGTGACTGATTCAAGTTACCAAGTGAAACAATTTGAACATGATGAGTTATTTAATGAAGTGATAAACATTGAATTTACTGATTATAAAAGTATTACGCTATGAATAGTAGATTAGTTGTAAATGGGTACGAATTAGATTTATCTGATAATATTGCAGTGCCTTTGAATTTGTCAATCACAGATGTAAAAGAACCTGAAAAACGTAAACGTTCATTCTCTAAGACTTTGATGTTAGAGGGTACTAGTAACAACATGGCTTTCTTTCTTTCAGCTTATTCCTTAGATATAAACATTGAAGAAAGTACTAATATTCAATTCACGCCAAATTTACGCTACGATTGTGAGTTTTTCAAGAATGATTTGAGGGTGTTCAAAGGTAAATTCAAACTGAATGAAGTAAAGGTCTTAAATAATAACTACTCTTTTGATTGTAATTTAATCAGTGAGACTGTAGATATTTTTGCCAAGTTAAAAGATAAGAAGTTGAATGAGTTGGACTGGTCGGAATACGATCACAACCTAACTAGGACTAACGTTATTAAGTCATGGAATGAGGGGATTAAACTAAACGGTGTCGATAACAGAAACTTTGGTTCTGATTCTCGAGGCTATCAACCGAAATCATACGGGTATATTTACCCACTTGTAGACTATGGTTATAACATGGTAGGTAATTCACCTTTGAATTTTAGAATTAATCAACTATATCCATTCATATATGTTAAAGAAGCTATTAAGAAAACCTTAGACTTTGCACTAGAGGGAACTAATATAGAAGTAGATTATACAACAGACTTCTTTACAAATACCAATATGCAAAAACTTATTTATGGTTTTGGCGGTGGTGAGCAATTAAAACTAAACGACAATCAAATAAATGACGCAATAGTTTCTGTAAGTGATGCCACGAAAAACGAAGTTATCTTTGGAGTTAGTAATGGTTTTGGAAGGATATATAACTTAATAAAAGATTTTAATTATACTGTATTCACTCAGGATAATAACACTATAAACAAGCCAACAGGTCAAGTGCTTTTTAACGTGCCGAGTGTTTATACATTAAACTTTTCAAGTGATGTACAATTATTTTACTCTGGTTCGGGTAACAATCAATCAACAATAGACAATACAGTTACTGTATATGTGGATGGTGTATCAACTTATGTTTATAAGTGGAAACAAAATTTCGGAGCGAAAAGTATTTCTTTCACTACTGATTTAAATTTGAAAGCTGGTCAAAAGGTTTATTTAGAATTTCAGATAAATGCAAGAGTGCCTTTCACAGGTGTGAATCCGAGCTTTTCTGTGTCGGTAAGTAATACGGATTTTACATTTACAGCAAGTAAAAATGTAGCTCTAACAGATAATTCACCTATATCATTAAATGCAACTATTCCAGATATTAAATGTAGTGAGTTCTTTAAAGGTATTTTAAACCTTTTTTACGCTTACATGAGTGATCCTATATACAATCCTGTTACAAATAAGTCAACAATTTACATAGATTCATTCATTAATTACTACGAACCACAGGAAAACTACGACAATTGGACTGATTTAATAGATGAAAGTAAAGATATTACAATACAATCTAACTCATTAATCGAGGGTAACATATATCAATACACGTTTAGCGAGGAAAAAGACGTTCTAAACGCTAAATATAGGGAGCTTGTTGGTATTGGATATGGGGAAAAACAACTAGAAATTGAGACATGGATGAATGGAGTTGTTAAATTCGAGCTACCTTTTAACACTTACGTACCGTATAAGATTGAAAACAGTCAATTAATTTACCCTATTGTTAAGGATCAAACAACCGATAGTAATAATGTGACAACTTCCAAGCCTTATAAAGGTAAAGGAATGCTAACGTTTTACAATGGTTTACGTAGTGGCGTGGTAAATATCTATAATGCTGAAGGTACAGCAACAGGAGACTGGGAGATTAAATATGATTTTCCTATGATTCACCACTTGAGATTTAAAGACAATTATAATTTTGAACCTCTGTTTGATTTACATTTTGCACCGAGAAACGCAACGTTTGACGGAATAAAATTAGTTCCAGATGTAAACATTTTCACAAAATATCATGATAAATTCGTAAACGAAATAACATCAAAGAATAGTAAATTAGTATCTTTATACTTGAAACTTTCTTATAAAAATATTAACGAATTAGACTTTGCTAAACTGAAAATGATTGACGGCGTACTATACAGATTGAACACTATCAAAGATTTTGATTCCGATGCTTACGGAACTACAGAGGTTGAACTAATTAAATATCTAGGGTAATGGCTATCGTAAACGTAAAACAATTTGAGGACTACATTCTGCAAGCGTGGGACGTTAGCGTTACAGATAATTGGTACAATGGAAGTTATATCGAGATAAGTTCTAACGACACATCAACAGGTGAATTTAATACTCAATTAATTGTTGACGCTCAAGGCTCTGGAACGTATGCCGCTAGCATTTGTAGTAATGCAACGGATGGAGGAAAAACAGATTGGTACCTACCTAGTACGGATGAATTAATAGCTTTCTTTAATGCTGGTTATACACAAGCTAATACGGCTTGGAGTTCTACAGAAATAGATGGTACTGATGCCTATGTAGTAGACTTGGACACAGGGGATGTTATAGCAGTAGACAAAAGTACTAGTACGTTAGTATTTAAGTTTAGAAAAGAATACACAACTAGCTACGTTACGATTGACAGGATGAACGTACAAAGCAAAAATGCACCTATATTAAGCGGTGGTGTAAACAATGCAGATGAGGACGTTTATAAAATGATAGGAGGAATAAATGGAATATCTAAAAATTCAAATATAATTAGTAATGAGTGACGAAACTAGAAGAATAATTATTAAAAAAGGGGCTGGTGTCCCTACAATTCCAACAAGTGCCGACCATAGAGATGGGTCATGGTTAGCAACTGATATTTATATCGGGGAATTTTACCAAAATACTAACACGGGTATTTTATACCAACGTACAAATGCTGGTATAGTTAGCGTACAAGCATCAAGTGGCACTGGGGATGAATTTGTTTTTGTAGGTACAAAAGTAGATTTTCCAGAGGCTGTCTCTGGTGTTATAACGTTAGAGAATGATGTTACCTATTATATAACAGGTTTAGTTGACTTAACAGGGGATAGGATTGTAGGTGGTCAAAACACTACAGTATTAGGAGCGTCTTCGGAGAATTGTATTCTTAAATCAACA